GAATATCCCGCCCGGTATATGCCCGGGCTTTTCTCGGCGAGGAGATTAAATAACTCATGGGAATGTAAGTCCATATTGCCATGGTGAAACGGTCAACGTGGCGGCGGCTACGGCTATGGCAGAAGCGCCAGGACAGGTAATATCAACGAAAAATTGACCCCGTGTGGAGCCAACGTTGGTAAGTCCCGTACACGTAATAATGTTAACATAGGTAGCACCAGTGGCTGTGAATGTAGATGACGGAGCACCAAGAAATCCAGCACTACCAGAGACAGTTGGAGCGTTGACAAGGATGCTCCCTGTAATTCCGGTTCCTCTAATGTCAACGGTTACTAGAAAGGGGCGTCCAACAATGGCAGGAAACTGAAATCGATTAACAGTGGCTGCATTTAATATGACGTCTTTGGCAAGATTGCCACTAATTTCGGGTACAGAACCCGGTATACCAAAAAGGCCAGTGGCATTAGAAGTAACAACATTGTTGACAATGGTAAGAGATGCTGCGGCAGAGCCAGAAGAAACTTGGGGCGTATGTAAATGAACTACGTAGTCAACCTCAACAACACCACAGGCTTGATTAGCGACGGTGTTGTTAGTGGCTAAAATGAGTTGTCCACAATCGTAGGTTTTCTGATCAGTGCCAGTAGGCGGTCCAGACGTTCGGACATACAATTCAGGCTGATATTCAGGCGTGGAAATGGTCATAGTGGACCATACGGGAGAATCTTGACGATTCATAAAATTCCACATAGATTGTAAGTCGGTCGGGATTTGATCCAGGACGTCTAAATCAATGGCGGCAATAACTTGACCTTGAATCGTAGTTGATACGAAGGGTCGATAAGTAAACAGTAACTTAGAGAACTTATACTTCTCAAAATTACCTGCAATATTTGAGAGCCATGGAAACATTGAAGATAAACCTGGATTGATCGGAAACCCAAAAGCTTGAAATAACCCATTCGTATTCGTTAAAGTAGTAACTAGCTCCTTGTGAGCAACAGTGCAAATATTGCCACGAGAGAGCATGCGAGGACCACGATTGAGAGTGCGATTAGCGAAGCTAGTGGGAGGCATGAATGGGATAGGTGAAGGACGCAAAAAGGCAACTGGACGTCTAAGGCGAGCCTTGGGCTGTCGGGCAACGTTTCGTCGCGGGGCAGGGAGGGGTCCATGGACGGGCAGGCCATTTATGCGGCCGAGAGTTTGTTTGCGTGAGCGATTAGGCATAATGACGATATCAAATGAATGATGATAATGACAGTGATATGATAGTTAGTTAGAACCAACTCGCCGGGAATGTAGCTAAATTCCTAATCGTGATAACACTGGATGCTCAATAGAGCACCCAGGGGGCAAAGAACGGAGATAGTGTTCACATGATAATTGCTCTGCAACGTCAATGTCGTACCGAAGGGCAAAATAATCCCTAGCTCCCGGCAGAACAGGGGAGTCAAGTCCAGTGTATTCTCGGAAACGATATCTTTCGGACGATTCAAGCAAGTCGAGATTAACGTCACAAGTGATTGAACGGAGCCAGTATTCGGTAAGAGCGGCAATAATTGGGTGGCCACGGTTGCATAGATATTCGCAGTAGGCCTTGGCAGCAAAACGCTGTCGTGCTCTGAAAGCAGAGAACTTGCCCAATGAATAAGGGGTGCGACAAATGATCTTTCTTGGCAACCGAAACATTTTTGGAACCACAACGCCGTCGAGTAGCACGGGTAAAGAATACGAGCTAGCAAATTCAACCTCACACGGATGTGACCTCCAGATTGGTTTAACCTCAAATCCAAAATAGGTTTTGTAGGCATCCAATGGGAAGACTCGATCCGTTTTGAAAACGATGACGGAATCATCACCCTTAACAACTTGGTCGATTTCACAACCAAATACACGGGCAAGGAAACGATTAACCAAAACGTGTGCAATTGAATTTCCTGCACTTGTGTCGCTATCTCCTGAACAGCGTGTTCCATTAATCGTATATCGAATTCCGGATCGAAAAGTCCAGGTTGAGGTAATTTGCGCTTCGCAAAGTTCTCGGAGGCTTGCTGTTTGGCCAAAAACTCCATAATAGACGCGGTGACAGAGGCGGAGAAGGTCAACAGACATGTGGGCGTCCCACGCTGTATGATCCGTCTCGAGTATGTGAACATGCGTCTGCAACAGTTCATCCAACCTCTTGGCGCACGTGTAAGAGTCGGCGCGTAATGGGATGAATTCGGGCAATTGATAGAGTCTTCGTTCAAGTTGGGCGATGTATGGACCAAACCGTGTACGATGGTACAAATTGCGGCTACCAATGAGATGAACCGTTTTCCCAGGATCACACATTTCTCCTTTGAGGAATCCATCCACCTGGGACATGCTGACGCGAAATCCAGCGTCGTATCTATCCTTCGCCTGTCGTAATCGGGGTTGTGCGGACGGCGGGAATCTGGACAACCATTGCGAAAATCCATCGGCTCGTCGATTGGCCCAATTTCTTGGGCCAAATCATCAGCCAGCTCCTCAAGTATGCTCAAATCCTCAGGCGACAAATTACCGCCCAATTTATGATTCAAGCGCTTGGCAATGGTGGATTTAATGGTAGCCGGATGGCGCCGATCAACAGTGTATGGCGCAGGAACATTTAAGACAGGTGGACCAATAAGTGAAATGTGATCAAGTTCGGAAGGTTGCAATGGTACTGGAATGTCAGGAAATGCTACATTAGTGAAATGCTCCGGCAGAAAGGGATCAACATCCTCTCCATAAGGCTCTGGTGCTACACTTGGTGGGTCAAATAAGGAACGCAAAGTGTTGATAATATAATAAAGACCATTGCGAATAATGGTCCAAGTTCCAATAAATAGTGCTGGGACCTTGGTAGATTTAACAATTTTCTTAGCCCAAGATAGAAAGGTAAGAAAATGGGACTTAAGCCACACAGACCAGCTGGTGACATCTTCCTTAAAATAATTCCACAAGGAATCAAGCAAAGGATTGGAGTCATAACCAAGGGCAGTCTTGACGTACAAAATGCACCGTCGGATAAAGGAAGCACTATTATGCGAAGAAATCAACAACTTCGTGTCCATATGATCACGAGCCAATTGGAGGAGTGGTGCAGTTTGCGAAATCAAAGTCTTATTGCGGCGGGCATTAGCGATCATTACGGCGGAGCGGCACACATCATGGGTGCAATCAACTTCTTTAGACACTTGGGACATGACCTTCTGGACAGCATTATCCAAATTGGTGACATCACCAGTGCCCAAATACTTGTAAGCTATCTCAACGACGTAATTCGGGGCAGTAAAAGTTTGATCCGCTATAGTTTCAGTAGCATATTCAAAAAGCCGCTCTCTAGGACAATTGCCTTCAATTGGGGTATTGGAAATGATATAAGTGGTATAACAACCAAATACTTTATATGTGGAGACTGATGCAACAGTTTCTAATAGGCGGATGACGACATGTGGATCGACATCATCATAGGATTTGTCCTGTGAATCCGTAAACACCATAAGTCGACCATTTTCACGCTTAACATCAATACCATAAGAGCCATACCGGCCAGTAGGCAAATTCAAAACGGTCCAGTAAACGCGATCGCACCGGGAGATAAGCTCAACCATAACAGGAAAATCAAGGTACACATCAGAGGCAATGACAACTCGCGCTTTAAAAGGTACATGGGTGCATGCTTGAGCCAAGCATTCGCAACGTCGAGAGCGATGAGCAGGTTTGTTCAAAAGAGTACTATTACGAATCTTTGCATATTTATCTAGATCACTCGCTGTGAGCTTGGGAACGCAGTGATGCCAATTCGGGGGTGAGTTGCATAAGTCCGAAAATGACGTGCCGATCTCAACGCATCGTTCATTTTGAAGACACTTTAAGAGGGCATGTCGATAAAAGGCACGGCAGGCTTTAGCCTTACCATGCTGCAAAACAGGGACAAATACATAAGGCGCACCGTTGGCAACTTGGTCACACCAAGCACGATTATCAGCGTCTTCAGTAATAGGAACAGCTACAGCACACGAATCCACCTTCCGAACCAAAGGTTCTGTTGGAGACGCGGCAGGGGTGTTAGGAACATTTGGGGTTCGCCAGTTTGCAGAGTTGTCCGACGTCAAAGACGACGGTTTACTACGCTTAGTAACGGCAGGC